TGCACTTATTACAACACTTCCTGTAATTATTTCACCATAAACTATTGGAACAGGAGTACCTGCTCTTGATGTATTTTGAACTCCACTAAAATTAAAAGATAATTTTGGATCTTCTTCCGAATTAAAGTCTTGTGGTTCTGGCAATGGAAAAAGGATTTCACTTACACCCATAATTGTTAAACCAATTCCTAAATTCATTGCTGTTTTTCCAAGGAAACCTCCTATTCCTTTTCCGAAAACTAATCCTTCCTTACTAAATAAAGCCCCAAAACCTCCTCCTGCCATTATTCCTCCCGTAATTAAAAGTGCTCCTAATAAAATTTTTCCAAAGCCACCTCTACCAGCACCAGCTATTACTGGAACAAAATGAATATCTTGTTGTCCAACAGGATAAGTTAATTCATCTACACCAATGTCATCATTTCCTACTTTTACTTGATAATATTTTGGACTCATATACGCTTCTAATCCTGGAAAGTTGTGAATTAAAAAACTAACAGCTTGAGCCACACTATCAACTTTTACATCAAATTCTTTATGTCCAACAAATTCTGCTAATTGTCCATACAGTTTTACTTTACGAAGCATAGCGATACCTCTTTCCAGTACATTTTAACAACCATTCAGAGTAAGGCTCTCTACAAGATAGTCTATCGGTTAAATGATGAATAACATCACCCTCAAAAAATAATGCTACATGATTTAAGGTTGGACACAAAATACTCATAAGAAGCACATCTCCATCTTCTAGTTTTTCGTCAGGTCTTAGTTCTCTAAAATTAGTTCTCCAAGCACAGGCTTCAAACAAAGGTTTGTTATTAAACTCTTCTAATGTTGTAGGTCTTTCCCAATCTCTAAGTTCGATATTCTTTTCTTCTTTATACCAATCTCTTACTAAACTCCAACAATCTGTTATACCCCAAACCCATTGACGACCTAATAAAGGTGGTTTGTATCCACATGGTTCTAAATATGCCCATTGTTCTGTTTTAGGATTAACAATATACCAAGGTAAATTACTATCTTCGCAGCTAATTTTATCTGCCTGACTAGGAGTAGGTGGGGTGATGGGGTGACTGTGAACTACTCCAACTATTTCGCCTGTATTATCTGCTTTTACATAATCTTCTGGGTCGATAATAAAACATTGATGTTCTGTCATTGAAAGATTGCGACAAGGATAGTACCTTTCTTTACCTTTTATATTTAAAAGCAGACCACAAGATTCTTTTGGATCTTCACGTTGAGCATGAAGTAGTGCTTTATATTTCCAAGTCATTGAACAAACGTACCAATAGAAGGGAACACTGAGCGAGTACATTGACGGCCTGGAATCCGAACTCCAGCAAGATCTGTTGGAGCAGCAAGTTCAAATTCAACAACTTCTCTAGTTTCTGTTGATTTACGATCCACTACATATATTTCTTGAGGAAACTCCGCATTAGGATCGGCAGTTGCATTTGTTCCGTCAGCAAAATTAACAGCATCAATAAATTTAGCTAATGTTCTTATTCTAGTAACTGTAGCTCCTGTTAAATCATTACCAGTTGTTGTTTCATTAACTGACAGAAGTATTGCTGAAATTAAGCCTGTGGCATTACTAATAGTTATTTTTGGTCTAGGTAACTGTCCTTTTTGAAAAGCAAAACCTGTTGCCTGTACAGGAAATCTAAGATAAGCATTGCCAGCCCATACTATCTGACCATTTGCATTAAGATTACTTCCAGCATGAAATCTATAAATTGTATTTGCACCATGCAATGAAGTAGATAACTGAAGAGTAAATAATTCAATAATCGCTGATGGATTAATTGATTGTAAATTACTGAATACTGCTGAGTTAACTGACATTAGGAAGCTGGTTCAAATACTTGTCTGAAAGTAGCTTGAATTGTAGCTCTGTTTTTATAATTTATTGATTTACTCCATGTTTCACAAACAAACTTAAAATTAGAAGAATCTTCACCAGGTAAATAGTCTGTAGGAAAATCAAAGCTATCGCTATCGTTTGCTCTGGCATCTAAAAATGTTTCTATTTCATCTGCCTGAGTTTCCGAAACTTCATAAGTAAAATTGAAAACTTTTGGATTTTGATGCTGTGCTAAACCAAACAAAATCCTATGTTCATACCCATCAGCAAAACGAACAGTTCTAGTATTTGGTGCGGATCTTTTCTGTTGCCCATATTTAGGTTTTATTGAGGGAAACGTAGCCATTATGCAAGTATTCCTCCTGGTCTTTTCTGTTGTATTAATTCAGATTGTACTGCAACTGAAATAAGACGGCCAAGTTCTTTGCTTCGTTCTTCATCTCCCTGAACAGAAGAACCAGAAGCATCTACATTTACTACGATATTTGTAGAGCCACCAAGCATTTCATTAGGTGTGATCATTCCTGACACACCTGGACTAAATAACTCAGGCCCACGTTCTCCAACAATATAACTTCTACCACCTTTTACTGGCCCACCATCTGCTTTAAAATCTTTATATGTAACTTCACCTGGTGTTCCTCGATTAAAACCTGCAAAGACATCAGTTTCACCACCACCACTATTTCCTCCAAAAAATCTCAATCCAATTCCTAATATTTGCATTCTTATTTGTTGTGCGATCATTTGTGCAGCCATATCTAAAAACGCATCTGCTGTTCTTTCAAATAAATTTCTTAATGCGTCTTGTGCTGTCATTGATCCTTTAACAATACCTTTAAATGATTCTCCAAAAGCATCTCCAATAGTATCTGCTGTAGTTGTAACCATATAACCTACACTCATTAATTTTCTAAGTTCTGCTGAAGCCTTATCCATTGCACCAGGAATACTGTAACTCATTCCTTCCATTTCAAGATTAAATTCTTTCATTAACTCTTGTAAAACAGGTAAATCAGTTTTAAATTTTGCAAGTTCTTCTCTAACTTTTGCTACACGATCTGCTGCTTTATCTGCTGCTGATATAAATAGGTCAGGGAACATATCTTTTAGATCAAACGTACCCATTGTTGAAATAAAGTAACCAACCCTAGCTAGTTCTGCAAATATTTTCTTTAATCTGTCTGCATTTTTTATTTGTGATTGCTCTTGTATCATTTTCTTGAAATTTTGTTCAATTATTACTTCATTTACTTTTGCTTGAAATTCTGCAAAACTTGATATTTTTCCTTGTTGTAATAATTGAATTTGTTGTTGAATAGATAAATTATTACTGGTATCTAAGATTGCTGCTAAAGCTGATTTAGTGTTTACCACCGCAGCTAAATTTTTCAGGGTATTAGGATTCTTACCAAAAATAAACGCACCACTAGCTCCTGCTTCTCCAAATCTACTAACAGCTTGTGCTGCTGCAAGGGCTTCGTCTTTAGTTAAACTTAAAGTGCTTCTTAATTCACCAAGTTTATCTCTTGTAAATCCTGATGAATCTCCAGCACTTTTAAAAGCAAAATCTAAACTGCCAATCGCTGCATTTAATTTATCTGTTTCGTCTATAAAAGTTCCAATCGCTGTACCTGCAATAGATAATGCAAAACCAAATTGACCTCCTATTATTCCACCTAAAGCACCACCAGCAGCACCACCAACTGCTGCTGCACCTGTTTGCCCAAATAATAAAGGAAACGCACCACCAATAATTGCACTGCTGGCAACATTGCCTATATTGCCTTTTTGATATTTAGCGTTTTGTTGTTTGGCTTTTGAGTTTTCTTTAGTTGCTTTTGTATTTTGATTTTGAACTTTAGTATTTTGAAGATACTGACTATTGTTTAGATCTAAATTTTTAGTTTGTGTTTTTAAGGCTTGAGTAGCATCTTTATGTCTTTGAGTTCCTATTTTTACTCCATTAACATATTCCTGTAACGATTCTGCGGTTGCGTTTTGTGCATTATGAGTTTTACCAAAAGCCTCTCCAGTTTCATTAATTTTTTTGACAAGACTATCCATATCTTGTCTGTATTTTTTTATCTGATTACGAGACTTTTTTCCTCCTTTCCCTCCAATGTTTCTAGGATTTTCTATATCAATACCACGAATATTATCTACACTCTTTGCTAATTCTTGAGCTTTCTT